CATTTTTTAATGACGTGAGCTTGTTTACATAATAGATCACAAGCATCTGGACTCCAATAAAAATACTCTATAGTGTTATTAGTATATCGGGTCAAATTTTCTCCAATAGGTATTTGATTAGCAGTTCTATCCGTAAAAACAAGCTCAACTAAATTAGTTGTTTTCTGTATTCTTATTTTAGCTTTATCCATTCCAACAATTATACCGATTTTTTTATTTACATCTAAGACTCTTTCAACGTTTGCAAATTTACATAGATCAAATCTAGATGCGTCAACCGGATTTAATTCTTCTCTAACTTTTAGTGTCCAGCTTTCATCGTTGTTTTTGGTAAAAAAATCAAAAACTGAATTTGATGTATCTATTACCGTAATTTTAGTTTTAGGAGATAGGTTAGATATTTCGGCCAATCTAAATTTAGTCTGTAGCTCGAACTCAGCTTCATAGCAATATTTTGCAGATGTCTCGATCGGATCAACAATAGCAAAATTTTTCATTGCGTTGTGCATTCTTGTAACAACAATCTCATCAATAAATAAACCTTGTCTTAAAAAAGACATGATTATATTCCAACTATCAGCTCCGCCACTAAAACTTATAATTATATAATCATATAGCTCCCGTAAATGTTTTGATCTTATATCGTATAATTCATCTAGTGAACTATCTGGCTCTATAGTCCAGTCATAATTATTAAAAGCTTCGTTATTAAAATTCCAAGTTATAAGCTGATATGGTTTAATATTCAATTTATGATCTAGCTTATTAAAAAGTTTAGTTGCAAACATACAAGCCTCAACTTTTGAATAAAATATTCTATCTCCGACTGTATAATACCCTAGCTTTTTATTCATGACTTTGCCTTATAAGTTTTAAAAAGTATATCCCAAACAGGAGTAAAAACTCCAAAATTTTTAGTATACTCAGAGTGATGAACTAAGTGCCATTTACCGCTTGTAAGAAATGGGTATACATCAAAATGATAGTTATGTTCTACTCTTTCTTGGATACAAACAGCCCAAACATAATAGATTATGAATACAGTAAAATCTTGAAAAACTAAACACAATAATATTGTAGGTATTATTTCTATCAGCCATTGATCTATGGTGCTTCTCCAGGTATCAAAAAATAAGAAATAGTTTGACCAATGATGTCCTTTATTAGTTTGTTTATAGATCTGTAAATGGTGATCTTGATGATATTTCCATAGAAATGGAACAATATGTGCTAACCTATGACAAAGGTATAATAATAGAGACCAGACTATTAGTTGAAATATTAAATACGTCATTCAGATATCCTGTTCATTAAGACTTCTCTGGTGCCGAAAAATGTTTTTGTCTGTGGTCTGTGTTTTCTATTTATCTCTAACTGCTCGAGCATATCTTTTAATTTAGGGTTAAAGAAATACTGCGGTCTTATTTTCGGCCTATATCTAACAGCAAATACTCTTTCTTTGTAATCTGCCCAAGTTAAATCTGTATCTCTGACAGCTGCTAAACTAGCATAGGCTATTTGTGGAGTGTGTAGAAAAAAATTACATATCTTTGCGGTTGGAAAAAGAGTAGAACAATAAAAATCCCACTCAGGAAGATAGTAATTTTGTTGCGAGATTATATCTTCTCCATCTCCTAGTATATGTCCCCCATCAACCCAAAGTCCTTTTTCGCCCAAAACATATTCGCAAGAAAGATATTGAGCAGAGGGCCAAGCAGTTCCGTTTATAGTTTTATATATCTTATCATAGTATATACTTAGAAAGTCACTAAGAGATAGTTTAATAACTTTGGCTTCAATCTTCAGCTCTCTTAAAGCTTTATAAGCAAAAAGCCTTTCTATCTCCAAACCTTCGAGATCTATTAAAACAGGAACAAAATCTACTTGTAACTTATGTAACCTTCTGATAATAAATTCAGAATCGTAACCTCCACTAAAGGCTACAAATATCTTTTGAGAAGCAATATCTTTTATTACATTGTCTACCGCAACATCAAAGGGAACTTTCTCAAAGCTAGTTCTTTTAATACTAGCTTTGAAATCAACGTTTGGATTACTCCATCTTTCTGAAATATTTGTAGTTAACCAGTGCATATTAGTCAAAGTATTTTATGTAGTATCTTTTAACTGAATAATTTTGAGAAAGTTTTCCTTCAACCTCATCTTCTTTGCATTTTAAAAGCTGAGATATAATCGTTGTTTGTTTCTGAAAACTATCTGTAACTGCATTATCTAAGTTTTTTAATAATACTAACTCAGCCATATTGTAGATTGGTAAAACATTTTTCGAAACATCTTTACTATATAGATATTTATTCCAATTTTCAAAATCACCAGCCTTTAAACCTAGGTATGGGGCGGGTATTTTTCTATCATATATTATGTCTGCTAAAAGATTTTCATATTTCCTAGTAATTATTTTAGGATTTATTTTGTAAAACGGTAATTTATTCATTATCAGATGGGCTTGTTTTATAATTATTTTTACGGTAGTAGGATGTGTGTAAAAGAATTCAATATCTTGAGGTAAATCTTCTATAGTTAGCTGATTATACACATCTATATAGTCAGTAAAGGTGCTATCAACAAAAGATATGAAGAATCCTGTATCGTCATATCTAACAACTACCTTGTCTCTGCCCCAAATATGTGCTACTTTTTTGCTTTCTTTTGTTTTTTTCCACGCGGAATTATAGAGGCTTAAATCTTTGATACGTACAGGAGTCTTACCAATCATACCTAATGTGCCCGATGATTTCAAATTTTCATACATGGTTTTTTCTTGTAAATTTATCCAATAATGTGCGTGAGTAGAGAATGAATTATCAACTACTGTTAACTTTGTTTTTGGACTATAGGTATCAATAAAATATTGTGCTAATGGTATAGCACATAGCTGGGCTTCATATGCGCTCAGATGTAAAAACTCAAAATTTTGATCTTCAAGTTTAGCTCGAAAACTTCTATCAAATTGATCTAAGATTAAAATTTCATCTATGAATATACCATTGAACATAAATGTTTCTAAAATATTGTGACTGTCACTGCCTCCACTATAGAGTAAGATTAAATAATCATAATCATTTCTAAGCTGTTCGGCTCTTTTTAAGTATAGAGAAGATATAGACTCTTCTGGTTCTTGTAAAAGATTTAAAGTATTCAAGGCGTTTTCAAAATGCGGTAAACTCCATAAAACAGGGTATTTATCTTCCATAAGCTCAGAAGCTATTTTAGCAAATAGCTTAGTAGGATATTGAATATTATTTACTGTATAATAATTATAGTAAGGATTATTTAAGATTTGTGAATTCATACTCTTTATAAAATCTAGCTAGTCCGTCCGGAGTTTTTCCTGGTGTTATGAAATATTTGCAATTCTTAGTTACATAGTTTAAACCTTTTCTCCATAAGAGATATTCTAAACTATTAAAATGTCCTTGTATAAACCAACTATCAAAATTAGAATACCAATCAAAAATAGCTTTTTCTGCTTGAAACCAAGTAGAATTCCAAGTAGTATATAGTAAAGGTCTTAGTATTCTATCAGAAATAACTCTGCCACCTGCAGACGGTTTAATAAAATATTTTTGAAATCTTGGATTTTGTTTTAACCATTTAGCTATTATATGAGCTTGTTTGCATAATAGGTCACAAGCATCTGGAGACCAGTAAAAATATTCTATAGTAGTATTAGTATAATCCTTAGCATATTCTCCTATAGGAGTAATATTAGCTAATCTATCTGCAAATCTTAATATAATCTTATTATTAGATTCATCTATTATGATGCCTGGCTTATCTACGCCAAGCAATATTGCTATTTTCTTATTAAAATCTAATTGAGTTTTAAATTCTGAATATTGTAAATAGTTATATCTAGAAGCATCAATAGGATTTAATTCTTCTCTAACGTGAAACACCCAACTTTCGTCCATTCGTTTAGAAAAAGCATTAAAAACAGAATCGCTAACATCGAATACTCTTATTTTTGTTTGAGGAGATTGAATTCTAATTTCTTCTAAACGAGGAAGAGTTTGAAGTGCGTATTCCGAAGCGTAGGCATACTCAGCTGAAAGGTTATTTGGATCAATAATTGCATAATCTTTCATGGCTTTGTTCATGTGAGTAACTACTATCTCGTCTACAAAAAGACCTTGTCTTAAAAAAGACATTAGCATATTGTGACTATCTGCGCCGCCACTATAACTTATAATTATGTAATCGTATTGTTCTCTTAGATTTTTGGCACGCTCATCGTATAACTCATCCAGAGATTTTTCTGGTTCTACTGACCACTGATAGTTATCAAAAACATCATCGTTAAAGTTCCATTTAACTATATTAAAAGGATTCACGTTAACATTCAGTTTATCTATAACTTTGGTTCCTAGGATACAGGCATCTATTTTAGATGCAAAATTCTGCAACCCTATAGAGTAATATCCTAGTTTTTTATTCATCCTACGTTAGCAGATAGAGCCTTTATCATTTCTTGAATTTGAGATTCTATATCTTTATCTGATATGACCTCTAGCTTTTGTGGTGGTGCAGGCTCTTCAGCTACAAACTCTTTGCCTAATAGAGAACTTACTGCTGATAGGGAAGTATCAACATTAGGATTTAGAACATCATATCTTAGCTTGAACCAGTCATAGGGAGCAGACTGTTTAGCTAACTCTATTAAATCATCTGCTGTAGGGGGAGGATCCGTTTTCCATATATTGATATTGTAGTCAGTTATACAACGCCTAGGAGATCCGTCCGGGTTTCTATCTATAGTTTGCTCTCCAGAACTATTAGTAGTGAAAGAGCTAGATAAGTTATCTTCAGTAAAATAGTCTGTATAATATCTTACAACAATTGAATGTTGAGAGAGATCTGTTTCAATTATTTTAAATTTTACATTCATCCTGAAGCCTCCGGTGCTGTATTACTGATTATACGTTGAATTAATTGCTCTATTTCACTCTCAGAAATATTTGCATTTGCATTTGCAATAATAGGCTCTAATCTGATAGGCCTTACAGCTTCTCTTACCTGCCCTATTAATGAATCTACGACAAACATATCTGTGTCTACATTAGCATCTACGATCTGCTCTTTGAGATCGAACCAGTCGTATGGAGCACTGTCATTGATCTGTTGAAAGATTATATCTGTATTTGCTCCCGGTTGAGTAGCACTAACATCCCAGATATTAATACTATAGTCTGTTTGACATCTTTTTGGGGTCCCATCAGGGCCTCTATCTATTATAGTATTTCCGTCGCTATCAACAACAAAAGATGTTGCTAAACTATCTTCACTGAGGATATCTGTATAATATCTAACAACTATAGAGTGCTGATTAACATCTTTATCAAGTATTCTAAATTTAACTGCCATTGAACGTTCTCCAATTAGACACGGGTTGTATACCATAGGCTCTACCTATCTTACGATTATAGGTTAACAAGAAGTCTCCTGCAATAGATATTCTTCTAGGTTTTAGGTCATCAAGGGTTTTACATCCCATGTCTGGCTGACCAGAGCCATACCCTCCTGTGTGATGATATAGTTTACCTGGAAACATAAATAGCTGTCCTTCTTGCGGTTTAAAAAACCAAGTCGGGCTATTCCAGGTATTCCATTCTAAAATATTAGCATTAATCATACCATGAAATAAATCGTTAGGTTTGTGTTCACAAGAAAAATAAATAGGCTTATCTAATCCCTCGGGTATCTGAATATAGTAGACAAAAGATAGATGAGCATCTTGATGATTATGTGGTGGTGTGTGAAACTCTGTTATGATATTGAGCCAAGTCTTAACTAGATTAAGACTAAAAACGTTTCTATCTAGTTTCAAGGTGTCTAGATACTCACCGGCGCAACTAGCCGCAAAATCAAATAGAGGATCAAACTCTTGATCAAGATGTAAGTCTACATCTCCTGTAGTTTCCATAGAATATCCATGGGCATCTATATGATGAAACACGCGTTTGAACAAGGCTTGTTTGATAGACTCAGGGTCTGGATGTTTCCATTCTCCTATAAGAGTAGGAAATAAAGAGTGTGCTATCATCCAATCGGTCCATTTCTTGTGCCTGTTGCTATATATTTGATATTCGAATTACCGGAAACGGAGTTTCCCTGCGGGCCTGTAGAGCCATTGGGACCAGCAGATCCGCCAGCCTTACCACCGTTTGCACTTCCTAGTGGATAATCGGTATTTGATCCTCCAGCGGTTCCGGCTGCTCCAAGATTACCTCCAGGTCCTCCGGCACCTGCCACCATAGTAGAGCCTCCGCCACCAGGACTACCTGCTCCTCCTGTAGTACTAGTTCCGCTGCTACCAGGAGTATTTCCGGCTCCTCCGGCTCCTGCAGGAGAGCCTGCTCCGCCACCTCCTCCACCGCCTCTATAGTAATCATAATATGCAGGAACACCCTTACTAGCAGGATTAAAGGTATACCCGGCAGCTCCGCCCCCACCACCGCCTCCACCACCACTACCTCCAGGCCCTCCAGAACCTCCAGTAAGTGTTCCACTAGCATTATCTAGGATAGTTACAAGACCAGAAACAGTATCGGCTGTAAAAGCAGGACCTCCTGTTCCACCAGGAGTCCCAGAAGTACCAGCACTACCTACTGTAGAGTTAATAACAGGTCCTGCTACTGTAGACCCTATACCTCCGGCTCCGCCTGCTCCATTAGGGCCAGTAGATCCCGTAGCTCCTGTAATAGTAGTGCTATTTTGAATATATAGCAAAGATCCAGCAGACCAACTAGACCCCGTTCTAAAAGCAGGAGTCGCTGTAGCTGTACTAGATATTGGAGCTGTTATAAAACAGTAGAGATCTAAGGGATAGGTTACGCCCTCAGAAGTATAGAGATTATAATCACTAGCAGGGCTAGAAAGTCTTACTACTTTTTGAGGTCTAGGAATAAACGCTAGTAACATACATCTCCTTATATGAATTTAGGCCCAGTTACCCAAACTACTATGGATCTACGTATACCTTCTACTACAGGAGTAACTCTGTGTATCATAAAAGATGGAAAGGCAATAATTCTACCACGAGGAAAAGGCACAGTCTCTGCCTCTTCTTCCATTCCGAGATTAAGTTGAAAAGAGCCACCCCTGTAGTCTTCCTCTGGTTTAGAAAGATTTAAAACTAGAGATAGTTTTCTAGTTTCTATTAAGGTGTTAGCTCCTAGCTGGGTATCCATATGCCAATCATATCTACCTAATTTACTGCTGTCGTATTCAGTATACTGAAAAGAGTCATATCCATTAAGATTAAATCCATAAAATCTTTCATTCAATCTCATGATTATATCATTAAATCTATCAAATATCCAAGCAGTATTGTTATCTCTGTGGTGAAAATGGGTTTGAGATACTCTAACTCGTTCTACTTCTTCTTGATTACTTGTCCCCATAATTGTAGAGGGCTCTGCACCTTTAGACAAACAATATTGAGTTATTTGATCTAACTCTCTATCTGTAAATGCTTGATCCCAATATACCCAACTATAGGTATTTTGAGACCTTTCTCTTGGGTCGTTATAAATATTTTTGTACACTAATTTTCATCCTACAGGACCGTTCCTGGTTCCTGTTGCTATATATGTAATATTCGAATTACCGGAAACGGAGTTTCCTTGCGTGCCATTTGTTCCGGCAGGTCCGGTAGGTCCTGTTGGTCCAACAGATCCAACCGGGCCGGTAGGACCAGTTGGTCCAGTGGGTCCAGTAGGGCCTGTAGCTCCGGTAGGACCAACGCTCCCGGCCGGACCGGTAGGTCCGGTAGCGCCTGCAGCACCTCCTCCACGTGCTCCGTATGTAGTAGGATAAGCGCCTCCGCCTGCAGACCCTGAACTACCAGCAGCTCCTAAATTACCTCCAGCGCCACCAGCACCTGCCGCACTTCCGGTTCCGCCGCCTCCGGCACCTCCGGCGCCGCCTGTTGTTGAACCCGAAGATGTTGTAGTGCCCGCAGAGCCTGCTGCTCCTGCAGGACCTCCCGCAGGACCTCCAAGACCGCCAGCAGCTCCAGGAGTGCCAGCACCTCCGCCGCCTCCGCCTCCGCCGAAATAATTAGTAAAGGGTACGCCTTTACTAGGAACAGTTGTATAACCCATGGCTCCGCCGCCACCACCGCCGCCACCGCCAGTTCCGCCAGGGCCTCCAGCTCCAGCTGGTCCTCCTGGACCTCCGGGCCCTCCTGGACCACCGGGACCACCTGGGCCACCAGGACCTCCTGGACCGGCAGGACCACCTGGACCACCTGGACCTCCTGGACCGCCGGTTCCGCCTGCGCCACCTGTTAAAGTTCCTGATCCGTTATCTAAGAGAACTCTAACATTAGGATTAGAGCCTGCCAGAAAAGATATACCACCAGGACCTGCAGGAGTACCAGTACCTCCAGTTCCACCAGGACCTCCATTGCCACCAGGACCTCCGGTTCCACCAGGACCTCCAGTCCCTCCGGTTCCGCCAGTAACTCCTGTTCCTCCAGTCCCTCCGGGACCTCCTGTTTCTCCGGTACCACCCACAGATCCTGCCGTTCCAAGGTTATCTAAAGCATTACCTCTACCGCCAGCACCGCCAGCACCGGGAGTACCTGTCGATCCTGTAGCTCCTGGGGTTCCCGTAGCACCTGTCGATCCAGTAGTACCAGGAGTTCCTGTAGTACCTGTTGTTCCTGTAGTGCCAGGAGTCCCTGTAGTACCAGGAGTTCCTATAACACCGTTAGGACCTGTGCCTCCTGTGATGGTGCTGGTATTTTTAATATAGATATCTGTTCCGCCATGATAACCAGTTCCAGTCTGAAAAGCTGGAGTCGTATTAGCTGTAGCGCCGATGCTAGCAGTAACAAAACAGTATAGATTATGAGGATAAGTAATACTACCAGCTACTACGCCTACATTACCTGTGGCAGTATAGAGATTAAAATCATTAGTAGATCCGGTTACATTTACTACTTTTATGGGTCTAAGAATAGGAACTAACATGATTACCTCACATCAGGAATCATAGCACCGTATAGGTTTGTCCCGTCTGATATAAAAGAAAATACGTCACGTCTTCCTACTACTGTTGAAAGAGTAGGGGCTACTGCGGCTGTCCATTTGAATACTCCATTCCATGTAATAGTATAAGAACCTGTTCCTCCTTGAATTACATGAAGAATATAAGTTCCTACTCTAAGATTTGTAGGAGCTCCCATGGTTCTACTAGCTCCTAAAGTAACTGTGGCTATTTGGCCTAAAGAAGTATCCCATGATATAGTTGCCGCATCAGTCAGAGTTTGTTGTAGTATATTAGCTTTTGCAAAACTTACATTAGTATTAAAGGTTGCTAAATTAGCCGAAAAACTAATATTAGAATTTAAATAAGTATAGCTACTAAAATCATTAGATAACGCTGCAAGATAAGTAGTATAGTCGTTACCACGCGCAGTTAGGAGCGTAGCACCGTCATTAGATAACGCTGCTAGATAAGTAGTATAGTCGTTACCTCGTGCAGTTAAAAGTGTAGCACCGTCATTAGCAGCTAGTGTAGAATAAGTATTCCAATCGTTACCACGTGCAGTTAAAAGCGTAGCGCCGTCATTAGCCTGAGCGTTAAGATAAGTAGCATAATCGTTGGATAGAGCTGCAAGATAAGTAGTATAGTCGTTACCGCGTGCAGTTAAAAGCGTAGCGCCGTCATTAGATAACGCTGCTAGATAAGTAGTATAGTCGTTACCACGTGCAGTTAGCAGAGTAGCGCCGTCGTTACCACGTGCAGTTAAAAGTGTAGCACCGTCATTAGATAACGCTGCTAGATAAGTAGTATAGTCGTTACCACGTGCAGTTAGCAGAGTAGCGCCGTCATTCGCTGCAAGTGTGGAATAAGTATTCCAGTCGTTGCTGCGCGCAGTTAGGAGCGTAGCACCGTCGTTAGCTAAAACATTTACGGAGTTGACTACAACAGACGTGAAAGCTACACTATTAGAACTATGTAGTCCTAAAGCGGCTTGCGCACTGGCTTGAGTAGATTCACCTGTTCCGCCAAGATATATGGGAACTCTAGTTACCATTAAAACTCCTATACTATTTTATCTATTATTTTAATAGTAACAGATAACTTTGTCGATTTTTATATTATTCATTTAACGTTGGCCATGTGATACTAAAGAAAGTTGACTGTTTTGTGACATCCGCAAGAGCTTGTATGTATCTATCTAAATTTTCTATGGTATCTATTTGTGGAATATTTAATCTTTCGTGCCTATAATATCTAGCATATCTCCACTCTACTTCTCGTATTCTTTTATCTCTTTCTAATCTAACAATATTCCATTCATTTAAAAGATCTTCTTCATTTTTATCTGAAATAAGCCAAGAAGACCCTGACCATTCAAGTTTTTGTGTTACTGATATTTCTGGAGGATTATCTACTTTTCTATATCCTATTAGTGCTAGATCGTCGTCAGTGATATCATCCGTTTTAGTTAATCCGTTAGGAAGTCGTATTCTAGAGGGTTTAGGTTCCGGGTATTTACCTTTATATGTATACAGCATTTAAACTCCTAAAAAGGGACAGTAGAGGTACTAAATTGTGCCGGTGAGGTGCTATCATTTCCAGAAGAGGCTCTCATAGATCCTTTAAATCTATTAGAGCTAAAATCTACATCCCAAAGTTGATTAATACTTACCAAAAGAGCTGTATTAGATACAGCAGTAAGAGTAGATAAAGGAGGCGTAAAGTTTGATGTATAAATAGCTGTGCCTTTTATTACTCTAAAATTAGAAAGATATCCTGTTAAATAGTCTGAATTAAAACTATTTCTACCTATATTTATATTCCTATCTGTAGAGTAGTTATTATTATCTGTTGCATAAGTATCTAAAACTCCATCTACCCAAAGTCTTAAGTTACTACTCTGTCTGGATATAGCACAGTGATGCCAGGAACTATCTGCGATAGTTATAGTTCCATGAGTATTTGTAGTCCCCCAACGTAATTTAGTGCCTGTGCCTCCTATCCCTCCAGTAGTAACGTGAGGATTAGTAGAGGTTAAAGCTTGTCTATTACAGTAAAAAAATTTATTAACCTGAGCAGCTCCATTAAACCAAAACTCAATAGTAAAGTCTCCAGAACCAAGAGTGTATGCACTCGGAACAGTAGCATTATCGGTTGTAAAATATCTACCTCCATCAAAATATAAACTTGATGTTACTGCCTTATATATTTTAACTCTACCATCAGCTCCACTAGTTCCTTGGGCAGCATTTCCTCCCCTACCTGCAAGATTACCCATATCACTATCCGCGATAACTCCAGGAGCAGCACCAGACCCTACTGTAGTTGTACCACCTACAACGCCATTAGCTGTTGTTCCTAATCTTCCAGATCCTCCACCTCCTCCTCCCACGTTTCCCCCTCCGCCACCAAAATAACCACCTCCGCCTCCTCCAAGAGAGGCCTGCGAAGCTGCATCTTTTTGAGCTACACCTCCGGTTAAAGCAGAGCCTGCAGTAGCCCCGTTAAATGAAGACGCCGAGCCTCCGGCGGACTGAGATCCTCCACCTCCACCCTGCGATCCAGAAGAAGTTGCTGCACCACTACTACCTCCTCCAGCACCTCCTACTCCACCTACAGAAGTAGCACCTCCCGCCCCACCGCCTCCTGCAATAATCAAACTATTAGCTTGACTTACTACAGTGCGAAATATTCCTGTGTATCCTCCGCCTTGTGTACCTCCATAAGTAGTGCTAGTTCTACCTATACCGCCGGCGATATAGCTAGCACCATTACTAGCGTTATTAGACCTTATACCTCCTTGTCCAATCTGCAAAACATAAGTATTACCTGCTAAAAAAGATATAGCACCTTGACTAAAACCCCCGCCTCCTCCATCGCCTTGTTCAGAGGTAGAAGTTATACCTTGTCCATAGTTATAACCTCTAGCACCTCCAGCACCTCTCATTTTTACTATTACATCTACGTTTCTATTAGCGACAATAGTATATTGACCGTAGGTATTAACATCTAAAGTTCCATGAATTGAAAAATCCCACTCAAGAGTATTATTAACAGAGGGAGTTATAGAAAAATCACTATTAATAACAGCAGGCCACTTATTACCACCAGTTAGTGTTTGTTGGTCTATCTGATTGAATATACCAGAAGCTGAGTCTCTAGATGGATTTTGTAAGGGTCCTATAATACCGCTATTTCCTCTCATCAGCTAATCTCCTCATAAGAACATACAGCTTGTAAATCTCCGTTAGCACTAGCAGTCAATCTTATAGTGTCATTTTCTTCTAGATACAAGGTCGTGTCTTTGGATAAGACAACAAGAGAAGCGTCTGCTGGGACCGATACTGTATGAGCAAATTTCCATTCTACACTAGATCTATAAACACTAGCAGTAATATCTGCTGTATTAGCTCCATCTATATTAGATATTATTAGAGAGTTAATCTTAAAAACTTTACCACTTGCAGCAGAATTTGTTACTATATCTGAAGCAATAGTAGTTACATTTGCTACTGCAGTTTTACCTGTGATTGTTGCTACGTTTACTATATTAGGGGCCGCCATGCTCTTATCCTCCGAAAATTAATGATATTGCAAACATTTTATTCACCGTTACATTACTAGAACCGCCAGATCCCCCACCAGATATATTGCTATTAAGCGCAGTGTAAGTGTTATAAATGTTAGCAGTTAAAGTTAAATAAGTACCATAGTCATTAGATTGGGCTGCTAGTAGTGTGTTATAGTCATTAGATTGGGCTGCTAGTAGTGTGTTATAGTCATTGGCACGTGCACTGAGAAGTGTAACGCCGTCATTAGCAAGAATATCTACACCATTTAGAGTAGAACCTTCTGGAAAAGATAGACTAGCCCCAGAGCTAGAGAGTGCAGCGTCTCCTAAAAAGATAGTAGCACCTTTAACCCAAATATTTGCCCATCTAGCACTTTCGGACCCAAGACTATAAGTGGTGTTTGCTTGAGGAATTATGTCTCTACTATAAACCGTACTATCAAAATATTTATCTGCGGTAAATCTGGCAACGCTATTAGCTAATACATAAGTAAGAGAGTTATAATCATTAGCTCTAGCCTCTGCAAGAGTAACTCCGTCGTTAGCTAAAGTATTAAGATATGCTAAAAAGTCGTTTATAATTGCAGCAGATAATGTGTTATAATCATTAGCATATGCAGAAATTAAAGTAGAATGATCATTCCCTTGAGCGCTATTCCACGTTACAAGGTCATTGGCACGTGCACTCAATAAGGTAGAGTGGTCATTGCCTTGCGCGCTGTTCCACGTTGCAAAGTCATTGGCACGCGCGCTAAGAAGAGTAGAGTGGTCATTGCCTTGAGCGCTATTCCACGTGGATAGGTCATTAGCACGCGCACTCAATAAGGTAGAGTGGTCATTGCCTTGAGCGCTGTTCCACGTTGCAAGGTCATTAGCACGCGCACTCAATAAGGTAGAGTGGTCATTACCCTGAGCACTATTCCAGGTTAAAAGGTCATTTGATAAAGCTGCAAGATAGGTGTTATAGTCATTACTATAGACAAGTATCTCAACATTAGTTTCTGCTCCGGCCTGTATTAATAAATAAGTGTTATATATGTTGGCTGTAAGTGTTAAATAAGTAGACCAATCATTAGCATAAGCACTCAACAGGGTAGAATGATCATTGCCTTGAGCGCTGTTCCATGTTACAAGGTCATTGGCACGTGCACTAAGAAGAGTAGAATGGTCATTACCCTGCGCGCTGTTCCACGTTACAAGGTCATTAGCGCGAGCACTCAATAAGGTAGAGTGGTCATTGCCTTGAGCACTGTTCCACGTTACAAGGTCATTAGCACGCGCAGATAAAAGAGTAGAGTGGTCATTACCCTGCGCGCTGTTCCACGTTACAAGGTCATTAGCACGCGCACTCAATAAGGTAGAGTGGTCATTACCCTGAGCACTATTCCATGTTGCAAAGTCATTGGCACGCGCTGCTAAAAGAGTGTTCCAATCGTTAGCGCTAGCATCTGTACTATCTATTTGACCTTGTAGTGCGAGATAAGTCGCATAGTCGTTGGCTAATGCAGCCTGATAAGTAGTTAAATCGTTGGCACGTGCACTTAACAGAGTAGCGTGATCATTACCTTGAGCGCTGTTCCATGTAGCTAGATCGTTAGCCTGGGCAGCAAGGTAAGTTGCATAATCATTAGATCTAGCTGCTAAAAGAGTGTTCCAATCGTTAGCGCTAGCATCTGTACTATCTATTTGACCTTGCAGAGCAAGATAAGTTGCATAATCGTTGGCTAATGCAGCCTGATAAGTCGCATAATCGTTGGCACGTGCACTTAACAGAGTAGCGTGATCATTACCTTGAGCGCTGTTCCACGTTACAAGGTCGTTGGCACGAGCAGATAAAAGAGTAGAGTGGTCATTGCCTTGCGCGCTGTTCCACGTTACAAGGTCATTAGCGCGAGCATTGAGTAGAGTAACCCCATCATTACTCTGTGCATTAAGATAGGTAGCCCAATCATTGGCACGTGCTGTTTGTAAAGTATTCCAATCATTGGCCCTTGCTAGATCTAAGGTAACACCGTCATTGGCTCGAGCTTCTACTAAAGTATTCCAATCATTAGCATGTGCATTGACTAAGGTTGCGTAGTCATTAACAATCGCAGCAGATAAGGTTGTATAGTCATTGGCCTGCGCGTTGAGATATGTAACATGGTCATTCTGACGTGCAGAGAGTAGGGTAGCACCGTCGTTAGCTTGAGCTGTAAGTAAAGTTGACCAGTCATTTGCTTGAGCTGCAAGTAAGGTTGACCAGTCATTTGCTAAAGCAGCTTGATAAGTATTCCAATCATTAGAATATACAATGCTAGTGGTTACTCCACTAACATTTTGTAAAGTGGAATAAGTATTGTAGATATTAGCGGTAAGAGTTAGATACGTTGAGTAGTCATTACTACGAGCCTCTAGGAGTGTAGCGCCGTCATTAGCCTGAGCAGCTAACCACGTTGAGTAGTCATTACTACGAGCCTCTAGGAGTGTAGCGCCGTCATTAGCCTGAGCAGCTAACCACGTTGAGTAGTCATTAGCCTGAGCGCTGAGTAAGGTAGCACCATCGTTACCGCGTAATTCAACTAACGTTGAATAGTCATTCGCTAGTGCCGCTTGATAGGTAGCCCAATCGTTAGCATAGACAAGAGCAAGGTCTGCTCCACCGCCGCCGCCTCCTCCGCCGCCGGCTAAGGCTATATAAGTAGCATAGTCGTTGGCATAGGCAGCTAGGAGCAGGTTATAGTCGTTAGCACGGGTAGATGCTAAGATAGTGGTAAGGTTAGCACGAGATGTGACACCGCTTTGCACCACAGGAACAAAACTGTTGGCCAATACAGTGCTTAAGGCTTGAAGTTGACTGATCTTTACATTAGCGGCCACCGGTTATCCTCTAGGTTGTTCTAATGTTAAGTATACACCATCTTCTGTGACTAAGACTAGTTGATCTTCCGTCTGTGTAATGGATATACCGCCACCAAGAATGGCTAAGCGACGTTTTACAGGCTCACTAAGAGATCTAAGAGCTTGAGAGAGACTACGTCTCATTTATTCAAACTCGGTCACATAGAACTGAACAACAGTTGTAGGGTCTACAAGTCTTACTGCCATGTAACGATGTCTATCTTGCGTACCAGGTGTTCCTACGTTAACCATGAGCGGAACTCCCTCAGCAAGGAAATGAGCATTAGCTCCTTGGCTAGTTTGTGTGTCTTCAAAACCACCTTGATAGAATACACTACCACCACTAGCTACAAGACCTATAACTATAGTCTCACTAGCCCAAGGGCCTAAAACCTGATCGGCTTCTGTAACTGTAACAGTATGAGCGCGACTAATTCTAGGACGTAAAAGTGAAATGGGACCATATCGGTCTATTCCAAAACCTGCCATTATTTCTCCATTAGGTCTTGCATAAGGCTATCATAGTTATTAACCTGCACAGCTACAGTAGGACCTTTTTGTTGCGGACGAGCTGACTTATCCATATCCTGGAGTAGACGTAGCCACTCAAGGAGATCTTTCTTAGTATATTCTTCCCCAAGAGCAACATCTTGGATCTTCTTTTCTATCACTTGATTAATCAATTGGATTCTTTTGAATCTGTTGAGAAATCCTTGTGATAAGTAGACTTGATCCACATATTGCTTAACCTCTCGGCGATCTAAAACCTGTGCAACCCGGTCCTCACTTATATTGAACTGGGTGGCAATAGTTTGAATTGTGTCTCCCTCGATATGGCGGTTTGCTATACCGAGTAGAACAGGATCTATTTCTGGGGCTTCAAGAGAGCGATTAAGCACATCGCGGGTAGAGATTTCATTCATACTCATACACTAGCACGGGGCCGAGAGGTGGTCAATTTTTTTTTATTTGCACGGGCGTTTGCACAAGCGTTTGCACAAGCGTATGCACGGACGTATGCACGGAGGTCAAGACTGCACAAGCGTTTGCACGGAGGTCAAGATTGCACGGAGTGCATAAACGCTGGTAACGTTTGCTAGGCTCAGCCTATGGCGGGAAGTCTTAAAAAAGTCAAAAAATTTCCCTGGTCAAGGCTCTGGAGAGGAGCGATGAGACCGATTGAAAAAGCAAGTCCTCGGAACCGCCCCGGTCTAGATTCAATTTCGATTTCGATCATCCACCCGACTCCTTGATCTTCGCGACGTCCTTCGCGAGCTGGTCCGCGATCCACCTATGCTCGACGCTCGACTCGGGGATCGCGCGAAGCGCCGTGTCGAGATAGGCGAGGAGTCGGCCGCAAAGCTCCGGGTCCTTACGCATGGCGATGAATGTGACCTGATCGAGGAGATTGAGGGACTTCATGTTAGACTCCTTTGTTTGCGTTGTGGGAAGGTAGCGCCCGCCGCATTAGGCGGGCTGGATCGCCACCATCCTGTCGAAAAAGAAACCCTTCCACGCCTGCGCGTCAAGGTCGAAGACCGCGATCAGGTTGCCCTGATCCTTCCGCGTGTCCGTACCCTTGACGGCACCGGGCGGGAGCAAGTCCGGCGAGCGCGTGCAGCGCATCGTCCGGTCGGTGCCGTCCTTTTTCGTGAACGTCACGAGCGCGGGACCGGCGGCGAGGATGGCGAGGGTGGCGGTGGGGTTGAAGGACATGGGAGACTCCGTTGTTGTCCGTTGCGATAGATGGAAGATAAGCGCGCGCCCGATTCGTTGCAAGGGGGCTCGTCGCCTAAATAGTCCAGCCCGGTGCGACTAATTACACCAGACTGGGCTAGATAGGCGCTTGACGCAGAGTCGGCGGCCATGCTAGGGTAGCGCCCCCGCCGATTCGGCCGAGTCGCGACTTGGCATGGTTCTTGCAAGCGGATCGGGCGCGAGACACGAAAAAAAGCCTTTAGAATCAACTACTTAGCGGCGGGGCCGGCCCCACGCCTAACCCATTGATTCTAAACGACAATTTCTAGGTCTATGGCCTGCGTGGCTTGCAAGAATCGTGCCAACCCGCCGGACACGTTAGGTCGGATTCCCGCACTAGCAGACTAAGCGAGTCGCCTGCTAGGGGCAAGAAAAAAATCGCACGGCGCGAAGATTTTTTTCTTGCCTCGCCCTTGCGAATCTGCTAGGCGCGCCGATTCTGATTACGCTCGATTTCGCGATTCATGCTCGCCATGACGGCCTCGCGAGTCTCCGAGTCGACTTCTAGGATCAGGCTTTCCACAAGCGCACGCAGCGCGCCGATAGCGGCGGCTTGCGGGAAAGGCTGGCCGTTATTGAAAGACTCGGCGAAGCGGCGAGTCAGATAGACGGCATCCAAGATGGGATGATCCATTGCAGGACTCCTTACAGAGGGCGATAGGAACGTGCGACGCAAAACGAAAACGTGAAGCGCCCGATTTTCAGGAAGCGGATACCGCCGACGCGGCGAGTCGAGATATTGAAGATGGGAAGCATGGGCGACTCCGTTGTTTGCGTTGTGATGCTTGGATGCTAGGCGATTCGCGCCAGCCCGTCAACGGCGACGGGCGTCCCACGATTCGGAGGTTTCCAGCGACTCGATCCAGCCTTCCCGATAGGAAGGGCGCATCGGATCCGTGAAGCGCGCGAGAACCTTGGCGCGAGCCGACTCGACGGAGTCGGCGGTGATCGTCCATCGCTCGCCCCACGACGTGAAACCGTCGCGCGCGAGGCTGGAATTCGGATGGGCGGGGAAGCGGCACTCGGCGATGAATTCCATGTTCGACTCCGTTGCGTTGTTGACTGTCCCTAATATAGGGATGCGCCCGATTCCGTTCAACAAAAATATTTTCGCGCGATGCGTTTTTTTCTGTTGACGCAGAGTCGGCGGCCATGCTAGGGTAGCGCCCCCGCCGATTCGGCCGAGTCGCGACTTGGCATGGTTCTTGCAAGCGGATCGGGCGCGAGACACGAAAAAAAGCCTTTAGAATCAAAGACTTAGCGGCGGGGCCGGCCCCCTGCCTAACCCATTGATTCTAAACGACAATTTCTAGGTCTATGGCCCGCGTGGCTTGCAAGAATCGTGCCAACCGGCCGGACACGTTAGGTCGGATTCCCACACTAGCAGACTAAGCGAGTCGCCTGCTAGGGGCAAGAAAAAAAATCGCACGGCGCGAAGATTTTTTTTCTTGCCTCGCCCTTGCGAATCGGCTAGGCGCGCCGGCGAGACTCCTTCGCCCGCACGATCATGTCGACGATGGTCTGGCGCATGGGATCATCCTGCGCGAGGCAATCGACGGCCTCGGCGAGGCACGCGATGATCGTGCCCGTGAAGGCAGGACTCTTGAAGTCCTCAAAAGCGATGTCGGTGATGGTCTGACGAGGCGTCATGTTCGACTCCGTTGTTTGCGCTGTGATGCTAGGCGATTCGCGCCAGCCCGTCAAGCGGGCTGGATTGCGACCATCCTATCGAAAAAGAAACCCTTCCACGCCTGAGCGTCCAGATCATAGACCGCGATCAGGTTGCCCTGATCCTTCCGCGTGTCCGTACCCTTGACGGCACCGGGCGGGAGCAAGTCCGGCGAGCGCGTGCAGCGCATCGTCCGGTCGGTGCCGTCCTTTTTCGTGAACGTCAC